CCATCGCAACGCGATCAGCATCGAACGCGGCCGCCGAAATAGCGGCGCCCGTGCTGATGTTGGTGTGGGTGGCGTGGAAGAGCGACAGACCGTCGTTCATCGTCGGGCCGAGGTTCGAGTTGAGCGCCAGGAGGGCGTAAAAGTCGACTTCGACAGACAGCTTCGCCGCGCGGCCGAACCGCATGGCCAAGCTGTTGAAGATGCCCATGTCATCGTTGATGATCGACTGCCGCGAGAGGGCGATGATGTTGCCCTTCGTGACGGCCGTCAGGCTCTCCTTCGCGCCATCGGGAATGGCTTTGTTCTTGTACTCTCCGCCCTCGAGGACCTTATCGAGCGACCCGAAGGTGCCCATGCGGTACCGCGGGTGAGCCCTGAAGTCCGAAACGGTGCCCTTGGCACAGATGCGCGACCAGGTGTCCTGGGTGATCCCGTAAGACGCGAGAAGCACCTTGTGCAAGGCGTTCTCGAGCAGCACGGCGAAATCGCTCGTGCTCTGGAAGCCACCGCTCGAGCGGGTGTGGGTGAGCGCCATGCCGACCAGCCTCATCTTGTCGATGCCGCGAGTCTTCACGCCGTTCCGCTCGAGCGATTCACGCGCGAGGTCCAGCATCGTCATGCCGCGGAATTCGCCGGGCTCGAGCTTCTTTCCGCCCTGGCTCTTCTCGACAGCCTCGGCAACGGAAACGCCGGAGCGCTGCATGAGCCACTGGCTCGCGCCGGAGCGCCACTTTTCACCGTCGGTTTCGCCAACGGTGACCACCGGATTCGCGGCGCGAATCTGCTGAGCGGCCTGCTGGTTGACCTTCTCGTCGATGACGAGCTCGCGAACCTGATCGATCGTCTTGTCTTCGTCGATCATGCGCTTCACGAAGACCTCGTCGAGACCCATCTTCGTGCAAACGGTGCGAATCTGCTCCTGACGAAGCTTCTCACCTTTGCGAGCCTCAGTCGCAGCAGCCTCACTGGTCGCAGCGGCAGCAGGCGCAGGGGCCGGCGTCGGGGTGGGGGTCGTTTCAGCGGGCTTCGTAATTTCTGGGGGCATCGTTCTCTCTCCTTCTTCGTTCCTCTGTTGGGAAACGGGGTTTTGTAAGACGCATTCATGCTTGTCCTCGGCCCCTTGGGCTCTGGACCTGAAGGCTGCGCCACTATCGAATCCAACGGGAACGATGGTTACTTCCATCGGCTCCCAGTCCACGGCCAAATAGGTCGGGATCGTTTCGCCTTCGGCCAGCGGCTGTCTCTCGTAGCGATAGACGTTGTAGCCAACCGAGACATTTCTCAGAATTTTGCTTTTGACCTTTTGCCAGGCGCGGTCGGAGATTTCATCCTCCGCGAAGCGCACTTTCGCGCGGCCCTCTGTGCTCGAGGCGAGCCAGCCGCGCTCGATCACTCCGATCACGTCGTCCAGGTCGTCAGTATTGTGAACCGCCTGGAGAGGGCAGTTGCCCGATTCCATGCGTTGCATACGAACGCAGGTCGGCTCGAGCGAGAGCTGCTCGTAGTAGGGCTCACCGAACCACGGAGAGCGCAGGCCTTTTGCCCCGGTCGTCCAAACTAACTCAACCGTGCGGTCTTTCTCGTTGATGGTGTCGAGCGCGACGTCCGCCCGAACATGGAGCTTCGGAATCTCAGCTCGACTCTGCTGATCCTTAGGTCGCGGCACTCTGCCCTCCTCCTTCGTCCGAAAAGGACGAATTGGCTGCTTGCGCGGTTCCGCCGCGCGCGAGGTAGCGAGGGTCTGAGTCGAGCTTGAGTTTTAGCTCATCCAGCTTAACGGCATCAGACGCGATTTCCTTGAGCACCTCGTCCGGACTGCGGCCACCTTCGCGAATTGCTTCGGAAAGACTTTTAAGACCGGAGCGCACTTCGTCGCGGATCCCAGGAACTTCCTTGGCCGGATCGATCATCTCTCGCCTTGGAGGTGTGTAAGTCGGTCGAATGCCCTGGAAATCGTAGCCGGCGAGCAGTGAGGCCTCGACGAACCAGTCCCAATTGGGCCTGCAGAAGCGCGGAATGAACATGTGCCAGCGCCATTGCTCGACGTTTCGACCGAACTCGATCCACCCCATGCGACCTGAGGAGAAATTTACCTTCGAAAGATCGCCCGTGAGGAGCTCGTAGGTGACGTCAAATCCCATCGCGATCGCCCGAAGCGAGCGCTCCGAGAACCCGTCATCCTGTGCTGAGGGCATATTCGGGAAGGTAACGGTCTTTCCCGGGGGTAGAATCTCGATCGCGCCGGGCTCGAGCCTTTCTGAAATCGGCTTTTTGTCGGGCTCTGCTTCGCTTCCGCCCTCGATATCGCCGACAAATGCTGAGAAGCAGGCCGCGATCTTCATGCGAAGCGCGACGGCGTCCTCGTACTCGTCGAAGTCGCGGAGGCGGATGATGCACGCCGCGCCCCACGGCATCCCGCGAACCTGTCCGGCACGGTCGACGCGGAAGAGGTGGCGAACGTCGGTCGCGGGGACGCGCTCGCTGACGAATCCTTTCCCGAAATTGATGAACTGCTCGCCCGGGTGCTTCGGGAAGAGCCAGTAGGCGACTCGGCGACCTTTGACGTCGAATTCGACGCCCTGGAGGATGAATCCACCCCCCTGAAGGTCGGCCGTCTTGGACGTATCGATGAAGTCGCCCTCGAGAAGTTGGATCTGGAATGGGACCGGGATCCTGTAACCGTCCTTTTTGCGTCTCCATTTTCGGACGACGAGGACCTCGCCGCTCTCGACGACGGCGCGCTGAGCGAGACTCTGCAGGCCATAATAGTCGTGAAGGCCTTCGGCGTCGCAATCCGTGCTCTCGGCCCAGTCGCGCCAGATCGCTTTCGCGTTCGCGAGAACCTTTTCGCTACCGCCGCTCATGTCGTACATGATGCCGGTGCCAACCACGTTGGAAATGATTCCCGAGATCGCGCGCTTGGCGTAAGGATTGTTGCGGACGAGGTCGCGTGAGCGCTCGCGAACCACATGAAGAGAAGGCCCAATCTCGGAATTGGCGGAAGTTGAGAGGCGCGGCCGCCACCCATCCGTCCTTCTCCCGAAGGATCCTGCCTCGTACTTACGCGCGTACTGCGCGAAGTGGGCTTGCGCGAGGCGCGCGCGTTGACGGCGAAGTCCAGCCGACGGACTCAGGTAGGCGACCAGGTCGTCTATCCAGTTAGTCTCCATCGCAAGAGCCCCCGCGGAAACGGCGGCGTCTGCTGCCGCCCAAATCTTTTGAGACGGTGGGATAAATTCGAGAGTCCTTCGCCTTCGTGAGCCCGAGCTCGCGGCGGATGAGCTCGCGCGCCTTCAGCATGTCCGCCATGCTCTGATACGTGACCTTCTTGTCGCCGTATTGAACGCTCAGCGTTCCGCTCGCAATAGCCTCTTCAAGGGCGTCCAGTTGCCCTTGCGTAAATCCCATGTTTGATTGGTGTCCTCTCTCTTATTTCCAGAACGAGCTCTTCCTTCGTGGAGTCTCATTCCCCCCAGACGAAACCGTGGGCTCCTGCTTTTGATCGGATCCAGATTTCGGCTGAGTAGCAACCACAGCGCCAGCGTTCGATGAGAGGTTGTCCCAATGCTTTTGACTGAAGCGATCTATCCCGTAAACGGCCGCGGCCGCGCGGGCTAGAACCCTACAGTCGAGAGCCTCGTTTCGATCGCGAGTCTTTTCCCAAACATATCTGCGGTTACCTTTTACGATTCTAACGACGAGCTGCTCGGATGTCAGTTGCTTAAAGTATTCCTCCCCATACTCAGGGAAATGGCAATACCCCGGCGGGTAGGAAATGCCGTTTTTCTGCTCTTCCTCGGTTGGGCGATTGAGCTTGAGCCAGGAGTAGAGCTCGCCTTTGGCGATTCCAACCCCGATCGGCCAGAGCCTAAGACCTCTACGAATCCGCTTACCTGCGCGAGTAACGTCGACCGCGGAGGGTTGTCCGACCATCAGGGCCGCCTGATCCACGCCTTTGGTCGCCATGACCTGGCTCGGGGGCCGCTTTCGGACCCAGTTATAGACGTGCTGGGTGTTGTAGCCGGTGTCGACGGCCATCATCTGGATCGGAAGATGGACCGCTCCGTCCCCTAGTTTCTTCTCCCAGGTCTTCGAAAGCAGCTCTGTGAGCCTCTCCCAGGTCGAGTCGAGCGCGGTGTCTCCGGGGATGACGATGTAGTCGATCGACCAGGACGCCTTGGTTCTGGTCCAGCCCACCACCTCGACCTCGAGGCGATCCTTCTGAACGTCGACGCCGGCGGTGAGAAAGACGACCGGCCCAGGGATTGAGCCAACCGCGTATTGCTCGCGGCGATCGTGGAGTCGTTGCCAGTCGGGTGCCTCTGATTTCTCCTTCCAGGTTTCCCCGAGCTCGGTGTTCGTGAAGCCTCGGAGGACCTCCGGCTTCCCCTGCGCCTCGACGAATTTCTGCGCGAGCTGACCGAAGGTGTCGCCCAAGCCGTAAGGCGAGTAGAGCGCGTTGATGTGAAAGCCCACGCGCTTGCCACCGCCGCGGCCGGGCTTGTCCGCGCGCCACTCGCCGTGCTCGAGCATCCAGGTCTTCTGATAGTCGACGATCGCAGTCTGGCAGTGCTCGCAAACATAGACCGCCTCGAGCGGCGTGCCCTCGGGCCAGCGCACCTGCGACCACTTGAGGATCTGCATCTCGTGGCACTTCGGGCACGGCACGTGATAGCGCCGCTGGTCCGTCTTCTCGAACTCGCGCGCAATCTTAGAGCGTCCCTCAAACGTGGGCGTGCTGACCTTGTAGATCTTCTTTCGAATGAAGGTTGTCGTGCGCTTCTCTGCCAGGACGACCGGGTCACCCTCGCCGTCGACGTCGTCGGGATAGCCGTCGATCTCGTCGAGCATCAGGAAGCGAGCGGGCATAGACCGGAGCGACACTGCCGAATTCGCGCCGGCCATGACGAGAACGCCGCCTGGGAATTCCTTGGCGAGGATCGTGTTTCCAGAGTCGCGCGATCGCGCGCTCTTCACCTTGTCGCGGATCGGGGGGCATTGGTCGATCAAGCTCTTGATGCGCGTCTTCGAGTTGCGCTTCGCGAGCTCGAGCGTCGGCTGAACGAGCATCATCGCGCCCGGGCAGTGGTCGATCACATAGCCGATCCAGTTGTTGCCCGCCTCGGTACCGCCGATCTGGGCGCTCTTCATGAAGACGACTTCCTGGACCTCGGACATCGAGCTCAGGCAGTCCATGATCTCCCGAAGATAGGGCGTCCTCGAGGTGCGCCAGCGACCGGGCTCAGCGGCGATCTTAGGGAGAATGCGGTGCTGATCAGACCATTCGCTGACGGTGAGGATTGGATCCGGTCTCATGCCCGACCAGAAGCTCGAGTCGAATTCAACGCGCGCGCGGCGCTCGAATTCGTTTTCTTTGACCTCGACCGCGGCCGCCCTCATGACTCGGACGCCTCCGGAGGCTTCTCGGGCAGGGAGGCTTGGGTCGCGAGCTCCTCGAGGACGCGGGTGATCTCGAGCCTAAGCTTGTTTTGAACCTTGATGGGGTCCGTCTCGGCCGCGAGCTCGGCACCAATCGAGTCGGGAAGGAGGAGAAGGGCATCCCTAACCACCCTGGCGTTCTCGAAAGCACGGCGCCTGACGGTCGCCGCATCGACGAGTTGACCCGCTCGCTGGCGAAAATTGAGCTCGGCGAGCTTGGCGTTGTAGGCCTCGCGTGCGGCGCGGGCCATGGCGAAGCTCTCGGACGCCGGAGCCCTCTGCTTCCCGCGCTGTTTTGAGGGGTCGGTGGCCTGATCCCACGCCTTGTCTGCCGCTTTCGGGTCGATCTTCCCGGACTTCTGAGCGGTGATACGGCCGGCATCCAGGGCCTTCTGGACCGCCGAAAGCGCAACACCACGATGCGTGGCGTACGCCCGGAGGGACATCAGCTTAGCTGGCATAACCTACTATTCTACTCGGAACTTATGGTGACACTTCGGGCAGCGCACGCGCTTGCCCTTTTCTCCCTCAAGCTTCTCGGTCTTTTCCCGACGAACCTTTTTCAGATCCACCGTGATGGCCTCGATTTCAGGAATTGAGAAGCCAGTCAGGTCCAGATCGAACTCAGCGATCTGGAGCTCCTTGAGTTCAAGCTTGAGGAGGTCCTCGTCCCACGCTGACGCCAAAGCTGACTTGTTGTCGAGCAGGCGGTAGGCCCGCTTCTGATGCTCCGTCAGGTCCCGGATCACTCGAACCAGTACCGTCTGATGCCCCTTACGATTCATTGCCGCGAGCGTCCCGTGGCCCGCCAGGACGACGTCCTTCTCGTCGACCAAAATGGGCTTGGTCTGACCATACTCCTCAATCGAATTGCCGAGCTGCTCGAGCTGTTCCTCCGAATGGATGCGCGCGTTCTGTTCGTAGGGAACCGGCCGGCTCATCGGCCACTCCTCGAGGCGGAGATGCGAAGGGATCCGCTTCGGCTTCTTCAGCTTCTTCTTCATGCGGGCTCGACGGTCATCTCGTGATGATCGTCGGGGACCAAGACGACGAGCTCTCCATTCGGGTAGGTCTTCCAGACCGGCCGAGGCGTGACTTGAAAATCATCCTCGACGGTGAAGGCGTACTCGCAGCGATCGCACTTCCTTGGCCAGCGCGGATCCGACGGATCCGCCGCGGGAGCCTCGCCCTCGAGGTGGCACCAATGAGTCTCGGCCTGGTGGTAGCCGAGCTTGCCGGGGCAGTGGCCGACGAATCGGCTGTAGCGACGGAGGGAATATCGGACCAGCGGTGACGCCTTAAGAAACGTATCCCGTTTTTCCATACGCCTTAGATAATAACACGTAACGCGGCTAGCATTCCTCGAGGAAGCCGTTGCGCAGGAACCCATGGTACCCCGCGCTCAGGATGGATCCGGCGCCGGCTGCGCAGGTGTTTCCGCCTTTGCCGACCGTGAAATGCGGCGCGGTGCCTTCGCGAACCCAGCAATGATGCGGATCGTTCGGGCGCGTGCAGTTGCTGCACTTGCCGTCGATGAACCACGCGACGCCATCCGGGAGCTTCACTTCCCAGGACTGCCCATCGGCCCCGGTCCACCCGGGTTGCGGGGATCCGTCGTCTTGCTCGTACCAGTCGGCCCTTCGAAGGGCTCCTTGCGGGGCACCTATCCAGGTCACGATCTCGCCCGTGTCGGCTCTCTTGTAGAGCGGATCTCCGAAAACCTGGAAGGGGTCGGACGCCGGGAAGACATAGTCGCAGCGGTCGCATTTCGTCGGCCAGCGCGGGTCTTCTTTCGGGATCTCAGGTGGATTCGTGCAGAGCCACTTCTTGGTTTTGTCATCCTCGGTCTCGGCGACGACGGGGCCGTGCGCGTTGTGATAGCCGCTGCCGCTGCAGCCCGGGCCGTGGCTGTAGCGGCGAAGCCAGTAGCGAGAACTCCCCGTGCGCTCGATAACGAAGCACTGGACGCGTTTTCCCATGGCAGTAGTGTAACCCGACCACCCAAAAATTTACCCAGTCACTAGCTGGATTTCGCGGGCTTGCCCACCCGCTTGGCCGGGGTAGGGGGAAGGACCCGAAGCCGCCCCCCACTACGTCCATAAACCCTGTCAAGGCTCAGTCGGTACGCCTTCACGCATGCAGTGCAATCATTGCGAAGCCCGTCCGGCCTCGACCGGTCTTTCCAGAAGAGCTCTATGGGTTTAATCGCATCGCAAGACACGCATTGCTTCGAGATGCCATCGCTCCGCAAGTGCTGAGCCGGCTGTCCTTTCGCGCGTCCTTTCTTCGACATGTCATCCATGTTGTCCCCGTGCGTGCCCAGAAAGAGATGAGAAGGATTGATGCATAAGGGGACGTCGCATCGATGGCAAACAAACAGCCCTTCAGGAATAGGGCCGTAGGCCAAGAGCCAAGCGTATCTATGCGTGCGCCATCGTTTACCGCCTCGCTCGACCTGGCCATAGACGAGATGCGCACCCTTTGTCTTAGCGCCTTGCCAAATCCAGCAGCCTTTCTTGCGCTTACTCTTGCGCCAGAAGCCCGGATCCAGTGAGCGCGTGGCGCTGAGCGAGCTCATACAGAGGTGGTTCTGTTCCGTTCTGATAGCCGGATTACATTCGGCGGGAGAGCCGCTTGAGGATGACGGATCTCTGGGTACTCATCTCGCACCCGGCTAAGCGCGCCGAGAGCTTCGGCGAGCAGGAGACACGCTTGTTGGACCATGTCCGCGACTTCCTGTTTGGTTTTCCTCAACTCTTCCGGCGACATCGCGCCTATGACCTAGCAAGTTATGCTTGAAAAGTATACCTATTTATTATACCTAATTGTGGTGAATATTTTAGACATAGAAACGGTGTTAATTCATCGGCCTATGTCCATAGACTCTAAGAAATTGCTTGAGCGAGTGAGATTGAAGGGCGAGAGCCGAAAGGGTCGCGTCGGCCTTTATTTGGACAAGGATCTATACAAAGAATTTCAGGCGCTTTGCCCCGGAGTATCGGCCTCCGAGGTCGTCCAGGAACTCATTCGTCAGTTTGTGGAAGACGCGCGCAATAAAGCCAAGCGCTAAGCCTATTTCTGCGCAGTTGCGCGTGCGAGCGCGCGCTCAGCGTAGAAGCGCACGTTCGTGTCGAACTCATTGAGGTATCGCGTGCTCGCGGCGTCGGCGATGCGTCTCGGGATGCCCGCGTTCGCTGCGAGCTCGGCCAGACTTGGGCCAGTCTCCTTGGTGATCGGCAAACGTTTCGCGCCGGCGATACGAGAGAAGACAACCTTGCCGCTTCCGCGATCGACGAGGAAAGCGCGGCTCGTGTCTCTTAGGTAAGGAGCGCCGTACTGATTGAGCTGCACGCGATACAGACGAACGCCCTGCCATCCGCCGCTCTCGCTCTGTCGATTCAGTCGGCCAGCGAGAATGCGGCGAGCGTAGAACTTACCCAGGTTCTCGGGCCTCGAGCCGATCCAGATCTTTCCGTATTGCTGCTCAACAGGCTTGGATGCGCGTGCTTCATCGTAAAGATGAATGCGACTCTTGAGCTCGCGCGCGCTCATCTTCAGGAACTTCCTCGCGCGTATCTCTGCGACGGCGGTCTTGCGCGCTCCCGTCAGTGTTCGCTTGATGGATCTCGCGACGACCTTTTGAACTTCCTTGCGATCGCCCAGGCCGGTGAGCAGTGTCTCGAGGCGCTTGAAATTGTGGGTGACGACGATCTTGCTCATGCTTCCAGTATCGGCTTATTTCGCGAGAAACAGAAGGTTTAGGGCTGGGTCGTCTGGAGTGCGGCCAAGCAAATCGCGTGCGGCGCTGTCGGCGCTTCGGCAAGAAAGCGAATGCGCTTGCTGCCAAGTTCATGAGTAATGCTCAGCACCTCGACGGTCCACTCATTGAGCTCGCCCTGATCATTTTCGATGGACCAGAGCCATGATTCCTTAAGCCTGAGCACGACCGCCCATGCGTCTGACATGTCGGTGGAGAAGTGCGGTATCTCCGTCTCCATCGCCTCGAGAGTCGGGAAGACCACGCCAACGAGAGGTTCGCGTTTATCATGCACCCGCCAACCCATCACTCTCTCGGCGATCAAGGCGTCGAGCTCTCGGGGTTTAAGATCGATGGTCTCGATTTCCAGATTCATACCCATAAACTTCAGATCTTCCCCAAACCGATTTCTTGCAAGCGCAAAATCTTCGCTCGCAGCTCAGCCCTGGAAGGCCTCGCGGATCCGCTTCTGTTCGCCACCGCGGCGGACGATCGCCCGGACGCTCCCCGCGTGGCTGCGCTGGAAGTTCGCGAACCGCGATATTTGTTTACCAAGTTCCTCAACCTTGCGAAGGCTCTCTCGGTGATTTTCACCACGGAATGGCTTATCCTTCGAGATGAGATGCTTGATTGTGTCTGTCAGGCGTTCAGCGTCTCTTAGGAAGGCTCGGAGCTCCTGGGTTTCTTCGCCGGCATGCTTGAGTGCATAGACGACGGCGGCCGCGCCCATGCTCTTGGCGTCGTCGACCAAGGCTTTCACCTGACCGACATCGTGGCACTTGGCTGCTGGGAGCAGGATGTTCTGCTCCGCGGGCGCGAGCGCGACGAGCAGGTCCACCTTGCTCGGCGAGAGCTCGCCCTTCTCGCGAGCCTTCTTCACGGCGTCCGAGGCGCGCTCCGCTCGAGCGATTGCCTTCTCCACCGTCCTGCGAGAAACTTTAAGCTGCTTGGCGGAGTCCGCGGCGAAAGCTGCGGGCCCCGCCTTTTTTGTTTCAGCCCCCCGATGCTTCGCGATCGCGCCGGCGACGTTCTTTCGAGTCTCCGGGTGGAGCTGCTCATAGAGCTGCTTGCGACGATAGAGGGCCTCGTCGTACTCGACGGGCGTGAGCTCCTGGCGCATCAGGTTCTCATCGATGAAGATCAGCTCTTCTTGAATCGCGTCGATGTCCTTCACCACGACCATGGCGAACTGAGGCTTCCCGCTCGACTTCTGAATTTGCTTGAGCGCGGAGTAGCGCCGGCGCCCGGCAATCACTCGATAGCGCGTGCCTGCCTTCCGAACTACGATGGGATTGATCTGGCCCACCGTCTCGATGCTCTCGACCAGGGGGTCGATATCGAGCTGCATGCGATGAGCGTTGTCCTTAACCTCGAGCTCGTCTAAAGGGATCCGCTGGATTTTTTCACTCATGGGAAAGCCTCTGATGGCGCCGCACGGCGTCCATCGATGCTAACCAAGTTTATACATTTTTGTATATGGGAAATCAGACCAACGGTGCCGGGACTTCCCTGTCCCGCTGGCCCCTCTCTCCTTGGGAATCACCGCATTGTGAATTATCGCACACAGATCTTGTCGAGATTCAGGCGGTTGCCGGTCTCAATGTCTTTCCCAATTGAGAGGAGAGGCCCGCCTGCAGGTCACTGGAATTCTGGGCGATGAGAAGCTTTGCGGTTTTCTCGCCGACGCACGCTCCGCACTTTTCTATGAACTTACCCCGGTGAAGCTTCTTTGCATGGTCGCGCTGCAGATCCTTCTGTTCGATCTGCAGGCGAGCGGGAACCAGGACCACGTCGAGCTCGGCGAGCGCGTTCACACCGAGAAGCCTGTTCAAGAGCCAAAGGAGATGCGACGCCGATGGCTCCAATCGATCAGATTCGATTTTAGAAAGACACGACTGCGAGATCCTGAGCTCGTTCGCGAGCTCGGTCTGTGTCATGTCCAAAAGAACACGAGCAGCATAGAAGATTTCTCCGTACGCGCGTTTTACTGATCGCCTCCCTCCGGGTCCCGAGGAGGACATACCCCCCCCCCGCGGCGCGTCGTTCTTCATTGCATCCTCCGCTTCAGCCGCTCGACGTCGAGATGAACGCGCAGGAGCTGGGTGATTTGGCTCGCGCAATTGCAGGCCGCGTTTACTGTATCGGCGTTGCAGTCCTTCTCGGTCACCTTTTTCATCAGTCCGTTGAGCGTTTGAACCACCTCGCGCGTGTCGAACACCTCGGCAACGTCCCCACGGGACTTTTGTTGGATCTCCTTCATTTCGGTACTCCGTTTCTCTCTCACGGATCATTTTTTTAACCGCCGTCTGCACCTGATCCGTTCCGTGCAACCAACGCTGAAAGGTAGCCATCCCCGCGGCCGCCTCCCTTAACCAATCCGGGACGTCGTCCAGGAGGTGCTTCTCGAAGTCCACCCAGAGAATGAGATAGCGATGCCCCTCTTCTCGAAGTCGGCGACTGGGTGATCGCCCGCGCTTGTTTCGCGGTGTCCAATATGCGGTGTGAAGAATCGGGGTCTCGGGCTTCACAAAATGGCGGGCAACCCAGTGAGGAAGCCCGTTCACGCGGCCGCCGCCGATTCCGAATCGTTTGATCCAGGCGGAACTGATCGATCCCGCATGAGCTCGGGGGCGGTTGAAATAGCGCGCCTGAGAAGCCTGGCTGATGATTCCCGCCATCCTTGTCAGCTCAATGATCTGACTGTCGGTCCATCGCTCTTGCCGAGACCGCAGTCCATATCCGTACTTCTCTACGATCGAGCGGACCCTCACACCGGGGTAGCGCTTCTCGGTCTCGCGTCGCCCGTGCGCGATATAGAAGCTCAGAATCTCCTGCGTAAGCGTTGGATTCGCGCGCCATTTGTTTTTGAACGCGAGGCGTATCTTCTCATCTCTTGCCCAACGCTTGAGGGAAGTCAGCGAGACGTTCACTCTCTTTGCGATGTCCTCCCTGGGCATCGTAAACAGGAGCTTTCGAATCTCGCCTATCTGCTCCTCAGTGAGGCGGTGCGCCGGCCGCGCCTTGAGATGCTCAGCGCACGGATCGCACCAGGTCGAGTTGTGGTGTGGCTTTCGCGGTCTGGTCTTACAGCGCAGGCAAAGCGCTAGATCCGGATCCATTGGACCTCCAGCTTTGAAAAGTCTGGATC